TGCCACGCAGCGACTGCCTCGGCGCTGGCAAACTGCTTGTCCATCAGGTCCAGCTGGAACTGGTTATCCAGCTTCTTCTCGCGCAGTCGCATCCAGGTCGTCGCGAGGCTGCCGACCATGCCGAACAAGCCGCCAGACCCAGCGTTAAAAAGCAGTTCCGTGAACCAACTCATCAAAAAAGGCGCTGGCGTTAAACGGGAACGCTCGGCCAATTAACATCGAACGGGAATCCGGCCTGATCCGGTACGTCGCGCAGCGCTTGACGATAAGCCGCCCACTTCGCTTTGGCCACGTTGTCGAGCGGAGTGTCGTCGACCTGCGTCCAGTCGCATTGCGTCAGCCGACTGTTGCGGTCATGCCTAACGTGCTCGATCTTGTCCTTGGTCTCCTTAGCGATCTCGGCGTCTGTCTTGTAGCGGTAGACGCGAGTTTCTACTACCTTGTCGGCCAGCACTTGGACGATGGTCTTGTCGAGCACTTCTCCACCGTTGTCGATGGTCTCATAAGGCAACCAGCCTAGCGCGCGCAATCCTTTGTCGTCCATGTAACACAGTCCAGACACGTTCCGCCAGCCGTTAGGCACTGAGCGTGGACCGTCAATGACTTGTCCGTTTTCGGTGTGTGCGTATTTCATAATTCAACGACGGCTTTGCGCAGTTCCTCCATAGGATGGCCCCATTGACCAAAGACGCTCTGACGGAACAGCATCATCGAGTCGTAGTAAGGCGTTTTCGGTCCCGGCAAAGCGTAGAGGTAATAGGCCATGACTGGGATGACGACCCAGGTCTTGACCCCCATTGCGGCAGACAAATGCGAGACCGACGTGCAAGAGCTGATGACGAGATCGCAGGACGCAACGGCGCGCTGGGTGTCCGTCCAGCTATCAAGCGGGACAGTCTCGACCCAGTCAGGCTTGGCGTCGAGATCGGCGTCGCGTTGCAGCGAGATGAACCGCACGCCGTCGCGCTTCACCGCGTCGAAGAACGGCGCAGGCGGGAACAGCTTGTGATGCTCCCTCTCGAACTGCTTGTTACCAGACCAGCGCAGGCCAATCGTTAATCCTTTGTGGGAAACCTTGGGTCGCGGAACGTAAGGTGTGCCGACAATATCGCTTAACTCTAGCCCGAGCGGAACCGGCGCCGACATAGCCGGAAGCCAGTAGTCGTGATACACGCCAAACTCTGCGCCGTGCTGGACGACGGCAGACACGCCAGCAATGTCCTTGAGCAACGCGCACAGACTGCCGCTGGACGATAGCACCACCTTGCAGCCGCGTTCGACCAGATTGGCCGTGTACCGCGCTTGATGAATCTGATCGCCTAGACCGCCTTCTAGGCGCAGCAGCACCGTGCCGACTTGACCGTTCCAGAGCGGCTGCGGCGTGTTTGGCGGCGCGTCACCAATAATCTTGGCACGTCGGCCCAGTTGCTGGAGACGGTATCCGAGTTGAATGTTGCCCTTCATCAGCTCATACCATCCGCGATTATACGCGGCGCGAGAGTCGTCGGGTCGTTCGACGGCCAGCTTGTCAGCGATGCGCTGGCCTTCGGCAAAGTTGCCTGTAACCGAAGCGGACAGTTGGAGGTCGAGGTCGTCAATCTGCGGCAGCGTGGTCGGCTTGTCGCGCCAAAACTCAGGATGGCAAAACTGCGAGTAGTGGTAGCCGAGAACGTCCTTGGCCGACTGGTTGTGCTGCCGTGCTAGTTTCGGCTTGATGTCGTGCATACCAGCATAGCCGTGGATAAACTCGTCGTTTTCCTTTACGCTCGATCCGTCGATGTGGTCTAGATCGTAGTCAAACGGCGGTAGGTCAAGAAAGGCGTGGATGCGGTCTAACTCGCGCTTCGGGTTCGCCAGCAAGTCCTCATACTCCACGAACAAAAAGCACTCGGGAAACGCACGGTATCCGGCCTCAAGCGTTTGGTACGCGGCTTTCAAGTGCGTGAACAGTTCGCCCTTTTCGACGAACGCGGTAAGGTTGTCTGGCTTGGCTACGCGCACAAACGAGGCAGCGCAGTCAGGCACGCTGCGGACTGTTGCGATGATTTTAGGCTGACAACCGAGCACCTGAGCCATTGAGCGGATAATCACCGGAACGGGCCATCCGCGACTCTTGTCGATGACAACTGGCTTGGTGGTTTCCTGCGCGTGAAACGATGTCGCAACTACGCGCATCGCGTGCTCAAGCTTTTTGCGCTTTGGGTCGCTGTCGTTTAGCAGCGGCGCGTTCTGCCATGTATTAGCCAGCCCGTCCAGCGCGTGTACCAGTCCCGAGGTCGTCGAGACGTGGGTGTTCGGGTTTTGATTGAGGACGGCTGCGAGGACGGTCGATCCAGAACGCGGCAGGCCGGAAAGCAAGTGGAGCGATTGGGTTGGCAAATTATTCCTCGGTGATGGCTGCGGTGTGGGCGCCTCCCGCTGCGACGCTTAGCCACGTTGTTAACGCTCCGACTTGGACGGGAGATGAACGTCTGGTAAGGTCTCCTAGGCCGAGTTGGCCGTTGGTGTTGAGGCCAAAGGTCCACAGCGTTCCATCAGTCTTGATCGCTGCGTTGTGGTAGAATCCCGCTGCGACGCTTAGCCACGTTGTTAACGATCCAACTTGGACGGGAGATGAACGGTAGTTAACGTCTCCTAGGCCGAGTTGGCCGTTGGTGTTGAGGCCAAAGGTCCACAACGTGCCGTCGGTTTTGATTGCTGCGGTGTGGGCGTTTCCCGCTGAGACGCTTAGCCACGTTGTTAACGCTCCGACTTGGACGGGAGATGAACGGTTGGTAACGTCTCCTAAGCCGAGTTGGCCGAAGGCGTTGAAGCCAAAAGTCCACAGCGTGCCGTCGGTTTTGATCGCTGCGGTGTGGACGTTTCCCGCTGCGACGCTTAGCCACGTTGTTAACGATCCAACTTGGACGGGAGATGAACGGTAGTTAACGTCTCCTAGGCCGAGTTGGCCGAATTGGTTGCGGCCAAAGGTCCACAACGTGCCGTCGGTTTTGATTGCTGCGGTGTGGGCGTTTCCCGCTGAGACGCTTGACCATGTTGTCAACGCTCCAACTTGGACAGGAGATGAACGGTTGCTACGGTCTCCTAGGCCGAGTTGGCCGACGTTGTTGTTGCCAAAGGTCCACAGCGTTCCGTCGGTTTTGATCGCTGCGTTGTGGTTGGCTCCCGCTGCAACGCTTAGCCACGTTGTTAACGCTCCAACTTGGACGGGAGATGAACGGTTGGTAACGTCTCCTAGGCCGAGTTGGCCGCTGGTGTTGAGGCCAAAGGTCCACAGCGTTCCGTCGCTTTTGATCGCTGCGGTGTGGTTGGCTCCCGCTGCAACGCTTAGCCACGTTGTTAACGCTCCGACTTGGACGGGAGATGAACGTCTGGTAAGGTCTCCTAGGCCGAGTTGGCCGTTGGTGTTGAGGCCAAAGGTGTAGAGTTCATACTCGGGTTCACCAGCCGCACCACCCGCCCCCATCATCAGTCGTTGACTAGTCGGGTCCATGTTAGTTGACGTAGTCTACCAACGCAGCGCCGCGCCAAGTTGTGCCGGCATCATCGGTCACGAAAATGAAGATGTGAGTCTTGCCAGCCGTCAAGGTTGGTGCCGTGTCCGCAGGCCACTTGACCGCAGCAGGCCAAGTCACCGCGCCGGATGTGTGAGTAAGTTCCAATGTAAACGCGAATGCTCTGGTCGCTGGTGCGTTGCTGAAGGTAAAAGTCGAGTCTGCCGCAATCGTCTTCGTGAAGTAGTTTCCATTCGCACAGTCTACGTCTAGCGACGGAACGGCAACGACGTTCTGCGCGTAGTTGCCTGAGATGTCCAGGCGTGCGGCAGGCGCAGTCAGAGCAATGCCGATGCGATCGACTGAGGCGTCACCGAACAGAAGATGCGTCTGCGTATCGCCCTCGAAGCGGAAGTCCTTGTCGGCTCCTGCCTCGTTAAACGTAAACGTGCCGCCGTCAAAGCCAACATCGCCGGTCGCGGTTATACTAGTGAACGCGCCTGTGCTGGCAGTCGTTGCGCCGACCGAAGTCCCGTTGATCGATCCGCCCGTGATCGAAACATTGCTGCTGTCCTGCGAGGAGATCGTGCCGAGTGAAGGCTTTCCGGTCAGGTCAGCATAGGTGCCAGAAGTTGCGACGGTTGCTAGTCCGCTGACCTCACTCGCAGCGATGGCAATCGTGATGCTTGCCGCAGTCGTGAGGCGACCCTTCGCATCGACGTTGAACTGCCCGACCTGAGTCGCGCTGCCGTAAGTGCCAGCCGCAACTGTCGTGTCCGACAACGCGAAATAAAGCGTGCCGCTGGTGGTAATCGGTCCGCCAGTCACCGAGATATCAGCCGATCCTTGAGCCGTGACGCTGGTCACCGTGCCGCCTGCATCCAGCGCAGACAAGGTGCCGCCGACGTAGGACAAACCAGTACCGACCGTGACCGGCGAGAAACCGCCTGAGCCGTTGCCAGCTAGAATCGC